GCCTCGCGCAGAGGACTTCGATGCCAACCTTGCCGAGTTCATGAACGAGAATGAACTCCAACTCCTCGCATCTGAACTCATTGGTAACTACGAGCAGGATCTCTCCAGCCGCAAAGATTGGCTGGATACGTATGTGAAGGGCTTAAAAATTCTTGGAATAAGATATGAAGAAAGGACGGAGCCGTGGCCGGGTGCGTGTGGTGTGTTCCATCCGCTCTTGATGGAGTCGGCGGTCAAGTTCCAGTCCGAGACGATCATGGAGACCTTCCCTGCGATGGGTCCGGTCAAGGCCAAGATCATCGGCAAGGAAACTCAAGAGAAGCGTGACGCGGCAGTGCGTGTCGCTGATGACATGAACTATCAACTGACCGAGGTGATGAAGGAATATCGCCCGGAACACGAGCGACTCCTGCTGAGTCTTGCCCTCGCCGGTAACGCCTTTAAGAAGGTGTACTTCGATCCGAGTCTTGATCGCCAGACCGCAATCTATATTCCAGCCGAAGACATCATCGTGCCGTACGGCGCGGCAAACTTAGAGACGGCTGACCGTGTTACGCACCGGATGCGTAAGACGAAGAATGAACTGAAGAAGCTTCAGTACGCAGGGTTCTACCGAGACATTGATCTTGGTGAGCCGATGCGTGTGATGGACGAAGTAGAGAAGCAAAAGGCAGAGGACCAAGGATTCTCAGCCAGCATGGACGACCGGTTCCAGTTGCTGGAGATGCACGTCAACATCGATTTGCCGGGATACCCGGACGTTGACAAAGATAACAATGAGACTGGGATAGCTCTTCCATACGTAGTAACCGTTGAGAAAGGCACCGGTACCGTTCTCGCTATTCGGCGTAACTGGAGAGAAGATGACAAGCTCAAAGCGCGACGACAGCACTTTGTTCATTATGGTTACATCCCCGGTTTCGGGTTCTACTACTTTGGTCTCATCCACCTTATCGGTGGACACTCTAAAGCAGCTACATCGCTTCTTAGACAGCTTGTCGATGCTGGAACACTCAGCAACCTTCCGGGCGGTCTCAAATCAAGAGGCCTGCGAATTAAAGGAGATGATACTCCCATCGCCCCCGGCGAGTTCCGAGACGTAGATATTCCGTCCGGTGCGATCCGCGACAACATTCTCCCTCTTCCCTATAAAGAACCGTCGCAGACGCTGTCCATGTTGATGGACCGAATCGTTGAAGAAGGTCGCCGCTTCGCTGCGGTATCAGACCTAAAGATCAGCGACATGTCGTCGCAAGCTCCGGTCGGTACCACACTCGCTGTGCTTGAGCGCGTGCTCAAGGTGATGACCGCCGTGCAAGCGCGTGTGTACTACGCGATGAAGCAAGAGTTCAAACTCCTTGCGGGAATCATCCGAGACAATACGCCGGGCGAATATAACTACGAGCCAGAAGTCGGTGATCGCAAGGCGAAGAAAGAAGACTACGATGACGTGGATGTCATCCCGGTATCTGATCCCAATGCATCAACGATGTCGCAGAAGGTGGTGCAGTACCAAGCCGTACTTCAACTATCTCAAACTGCGCCGCAACTCTACGATCTCCCTTATCTGCACAGACAGATGATTGAGACGTTGGGCGTGAAGAATGCAGATCGTATTGTGCCGCTTGCGGGTGATGCCAAACCACGCGACCCCATCACCGAGAACATGGATGTGATGACGGGCAAGCCGGTCAAAGCGTTTATGTATCAGGATCACGAGGCCCATATCGCCGTGCACATGGCGTTGGGACAAGACCCCAAGATTGCTCAGCAGATCGGACAAAACCCGATGGCTCAGCAGATTACCGCCTCGCTTCAGGCGCACATCATGGAGCACGTGGCGTTCCAATACCGCCGCGAGATCGAGAAGCAGCTTGGCGCAGCCTTGCCCCCGCTTCCGCAAGACGACCGAGAAGAGTACGACCTGCCGCCTGAGTTTGAGGCGCAGTTGTCGCAGTTGGCAGCAGCCGCTGCCGCACGGGTTCTTCAGAAGGACACCGCAGAAGCGCAGATGCAGCAGGCTCAGCAACAGCAACAAGACCCGCTGGTACAGATGCAGATGATGGACTTGCAGATCAAACAACTTCAGGCGCAAACGAAAGCGCAGCAGATGCAGATCGAAGCCCAGATTCAGCAGGCCGAGATCCAGCGCAAACAGCAGAAAGACATCATGGACGCCGCTGCCAAAGCAGACGAGTTGGATCTTCGCAAAGCCGAGATCTCTGGTCGTCAGCAGCTTGAGGCAGCACGACTGGGTGTCGATATTGAGAAACACAAGGCTGATCTCAGCGGCAAGCAGCAAGAGGCGGGTGTACGCCTTGGCCTTGAGATTGGCAAAGCACGAGACGCTACAGAAATGCAACGTGCTCAACTTGCACAGAATCGGAGAAATAAACCGCAAACAGAGGAGTAATAAATGTCTTACAACAACGCTCTGGAATATTTGGAATCAAAAATCCAAGAAGAGCGCATGACGATAGTTGCAACCATCACTACAGGAAGTCTGAGTGAGGGCGAATACAAAAGGCTATGTGGGGCGTTACAGGGTCTCGACCTCGCTGTTAGCTACATCAAAGACCTTGCAAAGAGGATGGACGAAGAATGAGTAGTATTGACGTAGAAAAAACACAGGAAGAGGCGGCTAAAGCCAAACTCCTGCCAGACCCCAAAGGCTATCGGATGCTATGTGCGGTTCCGCACGTAGAGGACGAATTTGATGGGGGCATCATTAAAGCAGACGACACCAAGCGAGTTGAGGAGCAGACCACCGTGGTCCTGTTCGTCATCAAGATGGGTGATCTTTGCTATGCGGACAAGGACCGGTTCCCCACTGGCCCGTGGTGTAAGGAAGGCGATTTTGTCCTTACCCGTCCGTACTCAGGCACCCGCGTGGTCATCCACGGTCGGGAGTTCCGCATCATCAACGACGACACGGTAGAAGCGGTGGTCGATGACCCCCGTGGCATCCGTCGCGCATAAGGAGTAATTATTATGGCTAATGAAGAATATAAGTTTCCTGACGAAGTAGAACAGGAAACCCCGGTTGAAAAAGAACCTGAACTTCAAGTTCAGGTCGAAGACGATACCCCGCCACAAGACCGTGGTCGTGTCCCCTTACCCAAAGAGGTAGTGGAGGAGCTAGAGAAGGATGACCTTGAGGAGTATTCCGACAAGGTTAAGAAACGCCTCTCCCAGATGAAGAAGGTGTGGCATGACGAGCGCCGAGAGAAAGAGCGTGCGCTGCGTGAACGCGAGGAAGCGTTCCGGTTTGCCCAGTTGCGGGAACACGAAATTCGTCAATTAAAACAACGACTTGGCAATGGCGAGAAAGCCTATTTCCAAGAAGTTACTAAGGCAGCGAATAATGACTTGGTTACGGCCAAGGAACGTCTCAAGCAAGCTTATGAGTCAGGTGATGCTGAAAAGATTACCGATGCTCAGGAGGCTATGACTGAGGCTAAATTAAAGATTAAACAATACGAGAACTTCCGGCCCTCTTTACAAGAAGAGGAATCGGTAGTACAACCAATTCAACAGTTTCAAGCGCCCTCGGCACCTCAACCTGTTTCGGACCCAAAAGCCGAAGCATGGAAAGAGAAAAATCCGTGGTTTGGCGCAGACGAGGAGATGACCGCCCTCGCACTTGGACTGCATGAAAAATTGGTCCGGTCTGGAGTCGATCCGCGTAGCGACGAATACTACGACCGAGTTAACACGACGATGAAGAAGCGATTCCCCGATTATTTCGAGGAAGAGCAGACTCAAACGAGGGACGCTGAAAAGCCCACTCGCACAAAGCCAGCCAATGTGGTTGCACCGGTTACTCGGTCATCCGCGCCACGTCAGGTTCGCCTGACGCCGACTCAAGTTGCCTTAGCAAAAAAGCTAGGATTGAGTAATGAGCAGTATGCCCGTGAATTAATGAAACTGGAGAGCAACTAAAATGGCTGAAAACAGACTCGCACGTGAACTCGAAAGTCGAGAATCCGCGCAGCGCAACAAAACTTGGACCCCGCCTCAGACGCTACCGGCACCAAACCCGCAGCCGGGCTGGGTCTTTCGATATATCCGGACCAGTATTATGGGTACTGCTGACCCATCGAATACCTCCGCAAAGTTTCGTGAAGGTT